TTAATTGACTTTAACAGTGTGGAACACCTTTTCTATACGGAACAACCTCTCACAACCAACTTACTTCCGTCTCGATTTCCTACTTTACTAGTATACCAAAAAGTTAGGTGCATTGTCAACCTAAATATAGGGTAAAGAATGGTCTTTACATTACACATACACACACAGGAGAAAAATATGAGTAATTCAGGAAAATCGGGGTTCGAAATCAGAGCCGACTTATTATCACAAGCAGAAGGACTATTGTCTCTTAATTATCAGAGGGAGGTTGACGCTATCTATATGCATAACGAAAACAATCCTAATAATAAGAAACCTCTACCACTAAGAGAAATCACTGGTGAAGAAGTTATACAAACTGCAAGAATGTTAAATGAGTTTGTAACCGAGAAGTAACTATAAATACTATTGTGGGGTGATATGATTCACCCCCTTTAAAGAGAATAAAATGACAGATTATGAAACAACAGTTAAAGTTTTAGAGGGCCCTTGGTCAGATAAAGCATTTCCAAACGGTGAAGAAACAACAGAAGGAGTTATCAGTAGAAAGATTACCACACTATATGAAAAGGACGGATATCTTTGCGAAGAAGTCGTCACAAGAGAGTATAGGGGTGATGACTATATGGATACCTCATCAAACAAAAGAGTAATTAAACTAAATGGTTGATATCAATAAATCAATTCTTAATAAGAATAACTTTAGACTATTAATAGATAAAGTTCCTACTGTAGAATATTATGTTAGGACAGTAAACATTCCTGGCATTCAGTTTACAGAAACATCTTCTGCTACTGGTATTGGATTAGATGCATTCTTCCCTGGCGACAAAGTGTCTTTTGATACACTAGATGTAACATTTTTAGTAGATGAGGATTTAGAAAACTTCAAAGAGATATATGATTGGATGGATTCAATTGTTCCAATCGCAGACCCATCTGCATATGAAGCATATGTAGAATCAATTAAGACTAATAGTGGAACCTATAGTGCTGTTGAGAATGATTTGAATCAATATAGTGATATCACATTAGTTATGAATACTAATAAGAACCTACCAAATAAACTACTTAGATTCCACGATTGTTTTCCTATATCATTAGGTGCATTAGAACTGGAATCGGGTTCTGATTCTGAAGCTGTATCGACTACAGTATCCTTCAGATTTACATATTACGAGATAGAATCCACTTCCTAAAACACTATAAATATGTTATAATAGTATAAAATACTATTGGACTTTATTATGACCTTAGATGAAATTAAACTACAATGGGAACAAGATTGTGAAATCGATGATATCGAGTTAGACAAATCATCTTTAGAAATCCCAAAACTTCACGCAAAGTATCAAGATATGCTTACGAGTAAAATTCTTGTCTTAAAACAATATCAATTCAAATATGACACCTTACTAAAAGATAAATGGTTGTGGTATAATGGAAAGATGTCAGAAGAACAGATTAAAGAATTTGGATGGAGTAATGACCCATTAGACGGATTAAAAGTTATGAAAAACGATTTGCAATTGTTCTATAATTCAGATAAAGATATACAAGAACTTAATGCTAAAATTCAATACCTTAAAGTGACTATAGACTACCTCAAAGAGTGTATGACTAATATCACTTGGAGACACCAAACGATTAGAAATACAATCGATTGGAGAAAATTTATGAGTGGTCAATAATGTTATTAGATAATAATTGTTCATTTATATCACAGTTCTTCACTGAAGAAGAAGTGCAACAAATACATTCTGAAGCAAAAAACCTTCCTTTAGATTCCGGCAAGGTTGGGATGAAAGCATCCGCCGACCCCGATGGAGAAGAGATTAACGGTAACCTTGTAAATCAAACAATCAGAAAATCTGATATAAAATGGTTTACTAAAGAACGTCCTATGTCACCAAACTTAGTAGAAAAGATACATCAAGGAGTTGGTGATGTTGTTGCTGCAAATGGTTGGGAAGAGTGGGAATACGAATACCTCGAAGACTTGCAATATACAATTTATAATCATAGACCCGATGGTACTAAAGGAGATTTTTATACTTGGCATACAGATGCAGTGTTTAAGCAATATGGCGATAAACAAAGAAAATTAAGTTTCTCTTTACAGTTATCATCCCCCGATGATTATGAAGGAGGTGCATTTGAATACATAGATGCACATAAAACATTTGACAGATTAGTACCAAATCAAAAGACTTTACAGTTAGATGATATCGTAAAATCTTTACCATTCTCTGCAAAGGAGAAAGGGACAATTATAGTATTCCCTTCACACGTTCATCACCAAGTAAAACCTGTAACCCACGGAACTAGAATATCATTAGTCGGTTGGATGGTAGGGAAGAACTGGAAATAGAGTGGAACGAGTAACAGTTAGGAAGATTGATGAAGTCTTTATGCAGGTTAATTGTGATGATTCTCTCGCAAGAGATTTGTACGATTTCTTTTCCTATACAGTTCCCAACGCAAAATTTATGCCATCTTACAAGAACAAATTTTGGGACGGTAAGGTAAGACTATTCTCTCTAAAAACTAAAAAAATATATATCGGATTACTTCCTTATGTGGATGAGTTCTGCAGAGAACGTGGATTTGATTTTGGTGGAATCGAAGATGTTATAGGAGAGAAATCAAATGAGAAGTGTAGTCAAGAATGGTTAGCGGATTTAAAACTTCCCTTTGAACCTAGAGATTATCAAATAGATGCATTTAATACCACTATTAAATATGGTAGACAGTTACTTCTATCTCCTACTGCAAGTGGTAAGTCATTAATCATATATTTACTTGCACGATACTATGATAAGAAAACAATAGTTATTGTTCCTACCACATCGTTAGTAGAACAGATGACAAAGGATTTTGTTGAATACGGTTATGATGAACCAGTCTGTAAAATATATCACGGTCAAGAAGTTTTCGATGCACCCATTACCGTCACCACGTGGCAATCATTCGCAAAAGCTCCAAAGGAGGTGCTAGAGTCTTTTGATGTTGTCATTGGTGACGAAGCGCATTTATTTAAAGCACAAACACTCAAAGGTATCTTGGAGAAGATGAAGACCACTGCAATTCGTATCGGAACTACTGGAACATTAGACGGGTCAGAGGTTCATAGACTACAACTAGAAGGATTGTTTGGCCCAGTCAAAAAGGTCATAACTACAAAAGAGTTGATGGATGAAGGAACAATTGCAAACTTATCAATAGATTGTATCATACTTCGTCATACTAAACAGAAAAAAATGTCATACCAAGAAGAGATGGATTACTTGGTAAGTTGTGATAGTAGAAACCAATTTATAACTAATCTTGTTGGTTCTCTAAGAGGTAATACACTGGTGTTATTTCAATACATAGAGAAACACGGACAACCATTATGGGAACTGTTTAATCCTATGGTCAGTAGAATGGATGGAACATTGCATTATGTTCACGGTGGAACTGATACAGAAGATAGAGAAACAGTCAGAGAGATTGTTGACAGTCCAAAAAGAAAAAATAATGTCATACTAGCGTCATACGGAACTTTCTCTACTGGTGTCAATATAAAGAAGATTGATAATGTAGTCTTTGCATCACCCTCAAAATCAAGAATCAGAAACCTCCAATCTATTGGTAGGGGTCTAAGAAAGGCAAATGGTAAAACGAAGATGAGATTGTTTGATATTTCTGATGATTTACAATGTGAGAATTATACTCTCAATCACTTTAAGGAACGCATAAATATCTATAACGAAGAACAGTTTTCTTACAACATACAACAATTTGATTTAAAGTAATGACAAAACCCTCAGATTTAATTTCACCCAACAAGTACGAGATACTAAAACTTGATACTGGACAAGAGGTTGTCGGAATGACTAAACAGTTTAGTGACTTTGTTGAAATAACTTGTCCGATGGTATGTCATCTATCTGTAACACAAAGAGGAAAAACTTTAGCAACATTCTATCCGTATTCTCCTCTAACTTCTGATACTGTTGTTACAATTCCTGAAGAAATGATTCTTCATAGAAACACACTTAACACTCAAGTAGTACCCTTATATGATGATGCATCAGTTCAATGGTTAACAATGATTGAGAATGGTTCAATACCTCTTGTAAATAAATTAGTAACCGATGATTCAGTTACCGTTAGAAACGAAACCGATAAGAGAATAAAGTCTCTATATGACTTAGAACATTTAACAAGATTGGAAGAAGAATTTTTGGATGAACTGGAATCTGAATTTTTGAATGAAGTTGATTCCTCTTTTGAATCAGCAATCCTACCCAAAGATAAAAAGAAAATTCATTAGGATTTTAGTTTGTCTAAATAAGTGCGTATAAGATATAATTATATCTAATTATACACGATACTTATAACTCAATTTAGGAAAAATATGACCACAATGGTTAAAAAAACTCGCACCAACTTTCACAGAGCAAAGGATATACTAGAATTTTCAATTTTAATGACTCTTCCATTCACATTACCATTCATAGTAATGTACCTATCGATATTTTCATTATGAATAAGAAACTAATAGAAACAATCGAAGTCGGTTCACTAGCATTTATTTTTTGTATATCAGTATTTTCACTTACAGGAGTAACATTATGAAGGGATACATTTTCACCATTTGCATTGCAATGATAACAACTATTGCATTTGCATATAACGGATTAGAATACAGAGGAGTACCTAGTCACACCTCTTGCACTGGTCAGTGTTATGTTGATTATGTTGCATTGAACGGAACACCTGCTGAGATGGAACAGAGAAAGAAAGAACTCGCAAGTACAGATGAGTTTAGTGATATCAGAGGTCTATGGGCAGGTTGTGCTGCTTGTCATGGTGCAGAAGGTCAAGGTATGGCAGTCTTTCCTAAACTTGCAGGTCAATCGCAGGATTACATTGTTGATAGACTTAATGCATATAAGAACAGAGAGACAGTTGGTAATATGTCTTCTACTATGTGGTCTCAAGCAGGAATGTTAAGTGATGCACAAATCAATATGATTGGTAAGTTTATAGAGGTGGAGTTAAAGTAATGATTAAAAAGTTCATTAACGATATCAAAGAAGAACTTAAATCTGCTCACTGGTTATGGTGGGTAGGATTATTTTGTTTATTGGTACTAGTATAATGTACGTTCCTTGGTTCAGTAAACCCGATACTCAAAAGAAAATACTACAGGTTGTAAATCTCTCTCCTGATGTGTCCGTTTTAGATAAGATAGAAGAAGTTCATCCAATGAAACAGATTGTAGTGATGTCAGTCGTGCAAGTCCTCGTTTTCGGTTTTATGTTGTTGTCCTTTTGGTTAATCAACGTAGGATTGGACAAATTGTGAAACACTATATAATATATACAGTTTTAGGATGGTGTATGTTTGAACTTGCAATTGGAGATATAGATAGAATGAGTCGTGCAATCAATAGTCCTGCAAAGAGTAGAGTAGTAAGTTATACATAACTGCTGATATAAGCTTCCCCTGGCAACATATTTATTTTATCACATCATTTTTGATTCCACAAGGGACTTTTTAAAATAAATACTAATATGATTGAAGTTACCGATTCAGCAATACAACAACTTATCAAAAAAGATGTCAAGTTTATCAGACTTGGTGTTACTGGTGGTGGTTGTGCAGGATACGAATACTTTATAGAAGACACTTCAGACTTCATTAACATATCAGACAAACTTGTAGATTTTGGAAAGTTCACTGTAGTATTAGATGAAATGTCAGTTCCTTACTTAGAGGGGTCAACATTAGACTGGATTAACGAAGGACTAAATGAGTTCTTTAAGATTATAAATCCCAAAGAAAAGTCTGTTTGTGGATGTGGTGTTTCTATACAATTTTAGTAAAAAACCCCCTTGTCTTATCACAACTTATAGTGTAAAATGTCCGTATGACAACAAAAAAGAAACCCGAACACTATGTTAACAACAAAGAGTTTACTGCTGCAGTATCAGAGTTTAACCAGTCTGTAAGACTTGCAGAAGAAAAGGGTAACCCAAAACCCCAAATGACTGAATATATCGGAGAGTGTATCTATAAGATTGCTACTCGATTATCCACTCGTCCCAATTTCATTAATTATACTTACAGAGATGAAATGATTTGTGATGCAATTGAAAACTGTATCCAATACATTAAGAATTTCAATGAAGAGAAATCAAGTAATGCATTCGCATATGTTACTCAAATTTGTTATTACGCCTTTCTAAGAAGAATACAAAAGGAAAAGAAACAAGTATTCATTAAACAACAAGCAACAGATGCTGCAGGTGTTACTATGGATGCATTTACCACTATTGATGGTAATCACGATTCTAGACTTACTAATACCAACGTAGAGTGGATGCAAGAAAATATGAATCGTGTTGAATACGAACCTCGTAAATCAAAAAAAGTCAAAAAAACAAATATAGAAAAAGGTCTAGATAAATTTACTGAATGAAAATAGCGATACTAAATGATACCCATTGTGGTGTCCGTAGTGATATGTTGGAAATGTCCAAATATCAAGGACGGTTCTACAATGAAGTGTTCTTCCCATACTTAGATGAACACAATATAAAACACATCCTTCACTTAGGTGATTACTTTGATAGAAGAAAGTATATAAACTTTGCATCTATGAAAGCAAACATAGAACATTTTATAGAACCTATGAATGAAAGGGGTATTACTATGGACTTGATTCTAGGTAATCACGACACTTATTACAAGAATACCAATCAAGTAAATGCACCCGAACTACTTCTTTACAATCAACCAAATGTTAATGTTATACAAGAATGTGAAGTTAAAGAATATGACGGATTTAACATTGCATTAGTTCCTTGGATTAATCCCGAGAACTATGCAGATGCAGTCGAGTTCCTTAGAAGTGCAAATGCATCTTGGTGTATGGGTCACTTTGAATTTGAAGGTGCATTGATGATGCCAGGAATGACTTGTCAACACGGGTTTGACCATTCTTATGTTAAGAGGTTCGACAAAGTATTGAGTGGTCACTTCCATCAGAAGTCAGAGTTTGCAAACATTAGATATCTTGGAAGTCAGATGCAATTCACTTGGTCAGATTATGGAGATGGAAAACATTTTCATATATTTGATACAGAAAAAGTTGAACTCCTTCCAGTACACAATCCAATAACAATGTTTGAGAAGATATTTTACGATGATAGTAAAGAGACTTTTGAAACAATTTCTAATAAAGACTACTCTGAATACAGTGGAAAGTTCACTAAAATTGTTGTAGTTAACAAAGACAATCCATACTGGTTCGATACATTCTTAGATAAAGTACACGAACAAAATCCACTACACGTATCCATTGTAGATGATAACAAACATATGGATTTTATAAATGATGATGATATAGAAGATGTCGAGGATACACTAACCATACTTACAAATTACATTGAAGGATTGGATATACAAGGTAAGAAGAAACCTCTTACTCAATTAATGACCTCACTATATCAAGAAGCTTTGGACGACCATAACTATCTATGATAATATTCAAAAAAGTAAGATATAAAAATCTTTTATCCAGTGGTAATAAATTCACTGAAATACAACTAGACTCACACCAAACCACTTTAATCTTAGGAGAGAATGGTGCAGGTAAATCCACACTGTTAGATGCATTGTGTTTTGTTCTCTATGGAAAGGGATTCCGTAATCTCAAGAAAGACCTACTCATCAATTCAATCAATGGTGGCGCTCTCTTAGTAGAGATAGAATTTAGTATTGGTAAGAGAGAATATAAAGTTATTCGTGGTGCAAAACCAAACAAGTTTGAACTTTATGTAGATGATGTCCTTATCAATCAAGATGCAACGGTTAGAGATTATCAAGAACACTTAGAAAAAAATGTTCTTAAAATGAGTTACCGTTCATTCACCCAAGTTGCAATATTAGGTTCTGCAAACTTCACACCTTTTATGCAGTTACGTGCTGTAGAAAGAAGAAAACTTGTAGAAGACTTGTTGGACATTTCAATATTTACAACTATGTCAGATATACTTAAGAAGAAAGTGTCAGACCATAAAATTTCAGTTGGGGATAACAACCACGAAATTGAAATACTAGAAGAACGAATCAATGGGTTAAACGACCAACTCAAACTTTTACGTGAGAACGCAGACAAGAAAGTAAAACAATATGAGTCAACTGTTTCAGAAACACAAGACAACATTGATAAACTCTTAGGTGGGGTAGACGATAAAACTATATACATTAATGAATGTAATTCTACAATCACCGATAAAGATTCACAAAACAATAAACTTAAAGAAGCTCTTGACGTTGAGAAACGACTTCTAGACTCAAGGAACAAAGCAATTAAAGAAATAGAGTTTTATGAAAACAATGATGATTGTCCAACCTGCAAACAAGGATTAGACGTTGAACACAAAAAGAAACATATACAAGAAAAAACTGATAAGGTTAAAGAGGTCAAAGAAGCTATCGTATCTATCGACACGCTCATCGAAGAAACCAAAGATAGAATCGGAGAAATAACAGAAGTCCAAAAACAGATTGAGACCACTCAAAGAGAAATTGGTCTATTACAATCTGAAATAGTCTCTAACCAAAAGTTTATACAAAAGATTCAAAAAGAAATTGATATTTTAGAAAAGGAACAAATTGGAAACACCAATGTTCAAGATAAAATAGACGATGAAGAGGAGTCTTTAGATGTCTTACATAAAAGAAAAGAGACACTAGTAGAACAGAAACACTACCACGACATTGCTACCACTCTATTGAGAGACCAAGGTGTTAGACAAAAGATTATCAAACAGTATGTTCCTGTTATGAATAGACTTATTAATAAGTATCTTGCACAACTAGAGTTCTATGTTGGATTCGAATTGAATGAGTCCTTTGAAGAGACCATCAAATCACGATTCAGAGATGTATTCAAGTATGATAACTTCTCTCAAGGTGAGAAGATGAGAATCGACTTGTCACTTCTATTCACTTGGAGAAGTGTTGCAAAGATGAAAAATAGTGTGAACACCAACTTACTAATATTAGATGAAGTGTTCGACTCTTCGTTAGACACTAATGGAACAGATGACTTCTTAAAACTATTAAACACCCTTACAGAGAAGACTAATGCATTTATTATCTCTCATAAAGGGGACGTATTATATGATAAATTTGAGAATGTGATTCGATTTGAGAAACACAAAAACTTCTCAAGGGTTGCAGAATAGATAAATAGTATTATGAAATCATTCTCAGAGTATAATTCTAAACCATACGATATCTTTACCGAAGGAGTCAAACTAGACTTACCTAAGTTGGTTAATGAGATGACTGTATCTCCAAATTATCAACAAAGAGGTGCATTCAATCCTTACTACACTTTAAAGGTTGATGATATCATTATCAATCAGATAGTTGGTTCGGGAAAATTGAAATACAAATGCGTAGAATCCCCAAAAGGAGAAGAGATTCTTACACTAGGTAATGGTAAATTTCTATTTCAAATTGAGTTAGACGATAAAGAACAACCTTATTATATCCGTGCAACAAAAGGAAATGTAACTGGTCACTTTGGAATGAAATCCCGTAAAAGTGCAACAGCATCTTCAGATGTAAATGAAGTGTTATCAATGTACTTTTTAATCCATAAATCAGAAAGGACTATGGACACTATAGACTGGGAACAGATGATTGCAGGTAAAAGTGGAAAGACAGGTGTATTAAAAGGAGACAATTCTGATGTTACCTATGAGGACATTGTTGAATTATTAGATAAAGACGAAACTGCACAAAGAGATATAAAAATAGGTCAGAGTAATGCAGTCGCAATTCAAAATGATTTAAGTGGTGCGAAGATTAAGAACTACTACTGGTGTCCACAAGCAAAACCAGGCGGAGTCGATAGAAAGAATCCTTCAGACACTATGGTAGAATTTTCAGATGGAACTTTCTTAGGATACTCAAATAAGATATCTTCGGGTGCAGATGTGACACCTAAAATGAATGCAAGTATAGTTGCACAATACCACAAACACAAAGATAAATCGGGTGTTAAATCCGTTGAAAGACTTATTGATTCCGCTTGGAAGTATGCAAGTGGTCTCATTAAAAGGAATAAAACCCCAAATGCATATAAAGCATTAATTACAAATCCAATAAAGAAAGATAGGTATACCGAATCGGGTTCTAAAACTTCATTTGAAAAACTAGGTAAGGAATTTGCAAAGGATGGACTAAACTTCTATCAAGACGGAATGTATTATCCGTTTAGAAATAAACTTTTAGATGATTACGCAAAGTTTATCAAAAAACCAAAGGAGTTATCACACCTACTAAACATTATTGGTTTCTATACATTCCCTAATGCAACTGGAACACCTTGTCCGTATAAACTGTTAGTTGGTTCAGAAAGTTCTTCAAGTATCTCAGATATTTCTAGTAACGAAGAGATGGTTGCAACTTGTTATGCACAACCACGAGAACTAAAATCTATTACAGTTAAAAGAACTGCAGGAACACAATCATTAACAATATACTGGAGACACGGAAGACACGGTTATATGATGCCAATCACAATGAGAACTCGTTCTGCAGGTGGTTGGTCGGGAAAAGCATTATATATGACATCAAGTGGGATAAAACAAAACTAAATTATGTACGAATTAATTCAAGAAGCGAGTAAAGTATTAAGAACACCACCAAGTGTTTTTGACTTTGAAAATCCACCACACGACCCAAAAGAGTTGGAGTCACTTATGTCCGAAGCAATGGAAAAGTTCGGTGGTATTGGTCTGTCTGCAAACCAAGTGGGAGTAGATGCAAGGATGTTTGTAATGAAAACTGCAGACTCTGGCACAATAGCATTTTTCAATCCCGAACTAACAAAGGTATCTCAAGAAACAAACCTACTAAAAGAGGGGTGTCTATCCTTTCCCGACATTTATCTAATGATAAAGAGGTCTAAGGTAGTTGAGATGAAGTATAATGATAGTGAAGGTAAAGAACACATCATTACACTTGACGGAATAGGTGCAAGATGTGTTCAACACGAAATAGACCATCTTAATGGAATAGTGTTTCTACAGAGAGCATCTAAACTAAAACTAGACCGTGCATTAAAAGCACGACCAAAAGAAAGACAGAAACGGATTAATTATGAAAGAAACCAAGCAATGGCGAGAGCAATCGCAGATATGCAAACCACAAAAGATAAAGAATCTAATTCCGAAGGAAACAGCGAAAGAGTTGATACTTTGGATGAAGTATCATTATCATCTGATATCAGTAGGTGATGGTAGCGATTATCGAGGAATAAACAAAGTACACATTCACAATCAAAGTGTTAGAGATACTTTAAATTCTGTAGAATACAACCTAATCGGAGAGATACGAAAAACTTGCGATAGAGTAGTATATCCCGAAACTACAATTATAACTGAATGGTCTATTGGTGGAGTTCAAACACCCCACTTAGATACGTATAGTAATCCCGATATAGAAAACGATAATGACCCCGATAATCCCGATAGGGAATGGACTTGTATTCTAAATCTAAATGACGACTACAGGGATGGTAAGACATATTTTCCTGTTTCTCCACATATGCCAGAACTCGAAATAGTAGAACCCGAAGTTGGTAGTGGTTTATTGTTTCAAGGAATACATCATCTTCACGGAGTAGAAACTGTTAGAGGATGTTCTAGATTCACCGTAGCATTTTGGTTCACATCAAACATTAATAAAATGATGGTTGATATCCCCTCGAAAGATTTACAACAAAATCACGTTCAACTGAGACAAAACTCCAAAAAATAAATTTGACAAAGCCCCTCACTTTTTTGTATACTATGTGTATAATGAAAAAAGGAGATATTATGTCAAACATTCACAACGACAACATTAATCAAGAAATTATGGAAGATATCCTGTCTATGGCAGATAAGGATATTTGGAATGTAATTTTTGCAATCGAAAGCGAATTTGGTATTGCAGAAGTACCAAGTCCTACTGGTGGTGCAAATGGTTTCATTGCGAAACTATTTGAACTTAGAAAAGAAGCGAGGTCTATTTAATGTTAGACACGAGTTACATAGAAGTTGGGTATGATACCTGTAAGTACACTGTAGATGGTATAACAACCACTGCTATAATCAAAGAGGTTACTCCTAATTATCTTTCAGTAAAACCTATCAGTAGACTAGGTAAGAATGTATTTGAGACTAATTTAGACACTACATTCGTGGGTGAGACATTCTCTTCAGATTGTTATGATGCAATTGACTTAGAGATATGGATGGACGGAAGAGGTTGTGATAACTCTGCAATCGGTGTGAGTGGTTGTTATGAACCATACACTATGTTAATGACAGAGGTTGCT